ATGCGGTTCGCGTATGGTGGTCTCCTTAGTAACCAAGAAGTTGACGAGCTACTGATCTGTAGCAGAATTGCAAAGAAGGGTGAATGATATGAAGTGGACTGATGAATTACTTATGGCGGAACAAATGAGACTTGAGCAAGCTGCCTTTGATGGTGGTGTTGAGCGTTACAAGAAGTCACAACAACGTGCTATTGAATCAGGTGAAGCAAGCAGCACTAACTCAAACCGTAGACTGACCAAAGAATTCATCGAGCCATTGGCCGAGGGTGTTGAATCTTACATATTGCACTGCCGTTCCAAAGGTGGACGTCCAGCTAAAGCAATACCGTACCTTGAATGCGTACCTGCCTTGACTCTGGCTTACTTGTCAGTCAAGACAATCCTTGATTACCTGTCAATGAATGGCACACTTCAGCACGTTGCGATCAAGATCGGTGGTCGCATTGAAGATCAAGCACGGTTCACTAAGGTAGAAGAGGTGGCACCGGGTTATGTAAAGAAAGTTAAGGATACCCTGAAGCGGGTACGATCTAAGTCTTACCGTCATCGCCGTGAAGTTATGGCTTCAGCCGAGCGTAAGCTATCTGACCAGAAGACAGGGCCTTATGCTATTGATATAGATCGTTGGGCTGACTGGCCTAAGTCTGAACTGCTACACATTGGTCTGACCATGATCGAGATTGTCCAGAGCACATTGCTATTCCAAGGTGAGCCAGTATTCAGGGTATCTAGGCACTCGCGCCGTGATCCTTACCACATTGAGATAAGCGGCAAGGTATCTGATTGGTGTCTTGAGTTCGATGAATTCATCGGCCAGATGAGTCCAGACTACAGCCCGTGCGTAGTACCACCTCGCTCATGGAAAGGCCCTAAGAATGGCGGGTATTACATGCCTGAAATTTCACGGACTCTTCCCTTGGTCAAGGTTAACAATCGCAAGCACCTTAAGAAGCTGACCAAAGAGCAAATGCCTGAAGTGTACGCTGCTATCAACACATTGCAAAAGGTATCATGGGAAGTTAACACTGGTATCCTTGACGTGGCACAGCAGGTACAAGAGCAGGATCTAGCTATTGGTATTCCTCAAGCTGATCCGTTCCGGCCACCTGAAGCACCAGTAAGGGAAGAACTGGAAGGGTTACGAGGTGACGATCTGAAAAATGCAATGACTCCTGATGAATTCCAAGAGTTCAAAGACTGGAAGGGTGAAGCACGTAAGGTTTACGAGGCAGAGAATACACGGGCAAGCAGGTACATGGATGCAAGCCGAGCGTTAGGTGTAGCTCGTACCTTCAGTCGTTACCCTGCCTTGTACTTTGTGTATACACTGGACAGCCGGAGCCGTGTGTACTGCCGCAGCTCACAGTTCGGGCCTCAAGGTGGTGACCTACAGAAAGCATTGGTTAGATTCCATAAGGCTGAAGCACTAGGTACTGATGGCCGTTACTGGCTGGCCGTTCAAGGTGCTGGCACATGGGGTGAAGACAAGATTTCTTTTGATGACCGTGTTGCATTCATCGAGGGTATGGAAGAATCAATCCGGGATATTGCTGCTGATCCCTTGACCTTTCGTGAATGGGCAAACGCAGACAAGCCTTGGCAGTTCCTAGCATGGGCCTTGGAGTGGGCTGAGTTGCTGGAATGGGAAGACTCAGGGCGTAAGGCTTCAGACTTCTTAAGCCGTACACCAGTAGCACAGGATGGCTCATGCTCAGGCATCCAGCATTACAGTGCTATGCTACGTGATGCAAGAGGTGGCGCTGCTGTTAACCTGACACCTAACGATAAGCCTCAAGATATCTATAAGGATGTTGCTGATGTAGTCATTACAAAGATGCAAGATATTATAGCTGGCAAGATAGAGGTACAGATCAATAGCCTAGGCGTAGCACTAGACAACGATCTTGTCAAGGAGTATTGCGAAGCATGGTTGTCTACAGGTGTAGACAGATCATTGTGCAAGACACCAGTGATGACCTTGCCTTATGGCAGTACGATGTTGACCTGTCGTTCCAGTATCTTTGATCACTTGTCTGATCTGGAAGCTGATGAGTCAGCCAAGGCCAAGGCAGCGGGACGCTCAGCTAACCCGGTTCATCCCTTTGGTGGCAGCAGCTCAGCTCTACCCATTGGTGATGCCGTTGCAGTGTGTACTCGCTTGCTTTGGGATGCCATTGGTGACGTAGTAGTAGCAGCACGGCAGGGTATGAGCTTCATCCAGAGACTAGCAACCAAGGTAGGCAAGCAGAATAAGATCCTTCATTGGACTACGCCAACAGGATTCCTAGTTGAGCAAGCAATTTACAAGATGGAAAGCAAGATAGTATACACTCAACTGCTAGGTAAGACCGAGTTCACGGTGCTACAAGAGACAGATGAGATTGATACTAACAAGATGAAGTCAAGTTCAGCACCTAACTACGTGCATAGCATGGACGCTAGTCACTTGATCAAGTCTGTAAATGCATTCAAGCGGGCAGGTTTAGGTAGTATTGCAGTAATCCATGACTCGTTTGGTACTCATGCTGGTAAGACACAAGCATTACGTGACTGTCTAACCAAGGAATTCGTTAAGCTTTACCGTTCGGATTGGTTGACTACCTTCAAGGAGGAGGTGGAAGAGATACTGAAAGAGGAGATCGAGGAAGAGGTGCCGATGATTGGTACGCTAGACCTTGATCAAATCCATAAGGCTCACTATACATTTGCTTAAGATGCGTAGGTAAAGAGAAAGTCAAGGCCCTGTCCATGTAAAGTGGATGGGGTTTTCTTTTATCTACACTATTCCCTTGGCTCTGCCAAGCAGAAGTACCTATAAGATGAGATCTATTCTCAACCACCATCTTGTCTACAGTTGTAGACATCCAAGTATTCGTAACCCGGACTATAGAAGAACACGTAAATCCTAGGAGATGCGGAGCATGTGATAAAGGGAAAGGGTAAAGAAAAGTAAGGACTAGGTTAACTGCGCAGCAGGACGTCACAAGGTAACAAGGGAGCCGGGGAGCCTAGCATATTCAAAGGTCTACAACTGTAGACATAAACCGGACTATAGAATCAACGCATCCCATAGGAGATTATGATGCAGGACAATATGCAATTCGAGAAGATCGTAAACAAGCGCAAGACCCAAGGCTATGATGCTGCCAAGCTACAAGAAAAGAAAGAGAAGAAGGCACGGCGTCAGCGGAGAGAAGAGAAGAGGGAGATTATTTAATGGCTATAGTAGGTAACACTCAATGTCCAGAGTGTGCGAAGAATGGCCACGATAAATCTGCCAACCACCTTATGCAATTTGATGATGGCGGGAAGTTCTGTAACAGAGGACAGTTCCACAAGTCAGGTGAAAACCTTTACGTTGCACCCGATGGCACTAACCCTATCATCGAAGGTGAGATCAACGGTAAGATTAAGTACAGCATAGAGCAATTCGAGGAGCTTGAGCGAGAGGGTAAGATAAGAGATGAGTTCACCAGACAGCTTGCCCTTGGTGGGATGCGAGAACGTGACCGTTATCAGGTGATGAGTGAAGAAGAGAAGGGTGCGCTTGAGGCAGAGTGGGCATTAGATGTCAAGCACTTTGATAGCCTTAAGGTCAAGCACCTCATCGACCGACAGATACACGGCAAGTACGCAAAGATGTACAACATCCGTGTAGGCCATGATGCACAGGGTAAGGTAGCTCGTCACTACTACCCTAAGTATGAGGCAGGTGAGGTAGTAGGTGCCAAGTGTCGTGACCTTCCTAAGGATTTCAAGTTCGGACACCTTGGTAAGCAGTGGGGTGACTTTGAATTGTTCGGTGAGCATACACTACCAGAGGTGCTAGCTTCAGGCCGAAGGATGGATACGCTGGTGCTAACTGGCGGCGAGTGCGATGCTGCTGCTGCACAAGAGATGCTATGCGAGAGCCAGAAGGGAACCAAGTACGAGGGTACACTCTTCCACGTATGGGCACCCACGGATGGAGAGAATGCAGTCGAGCAGATCAGACGAAGGAAGTCTGCTATCAATGCGTTCAAGAAGATCATCGTTGCCTTTGATGACGACGACACAGGGCAGAAGATGAACCGGGAGGTAGCCCGTATCTTCCCTACTAAGACAGTCAAGCTGGTCTTTCCCTCGGGAACCAAAGACCCTAACGATTGCCTTAAGCGTGGCCTTGAGCAGGCGTTCGTTGATGCATGGTGGAATCCTAAGGAAGTCTTTGAAGGTGTGAATGTTAAGAGCGTTCATAGTATCAAGGATGAGCTGAAGGCTGGGCAACCAAAGCCCGGACTCGGATGGCCTTGGCCTAGCATGGATCACCTTACCCTAGGTATCCGACCGCACCAGCTCATCTTGTACGGAGCAGGCTCAGGTGTAGGTAAGACCGAGGTGCTACGCCACATAGTAAAGCATCTTGTTGAAGAGCACGGTGAGTCTGTTGGTGTGATCAGCACGGAAGATCCTTATGTCAAGGTGGCCCGTTCCTTTATTGGTAAGTGGATCAACAAGCGTATTGAACTACCACCTAACAACGATCCTTCTAGCCGAGGGTACAGGCTGGCGTTCAACTATACTAAGGAAGAGGTTGATGATGTCATTGACTACGTAGCAGGGCTTAACAAATTATTCTTTGCTGACCTGTCAGACAGCCGTAGTATTGATGCAGTCATGGAGCAGGTTGAAGAGTTCTATACGATGGGTGTTAAGCACATCATCATCGACAACTTGGTAGGCATTGAGGTTAAGCAGGATGGCAAGGGTAACGAGCGAGAGGGTATTGATGAGGCACTGAAAACCTTTGGTCTTTATAAGGACAACAAAGAGGTCACCATTCACCTTGTCTCTCACCTTAAGACTGTTGGCCTAGGCCGTACACCTCACGAGGAAGGTGGTGAAGTACAGCTATCAGACTTCCGTGGTTCCAGAGCCATAGGCTTTTGGGCAAGCTATGCTATTGCAGTACAGCGTAACACTCAAGCAGATACTATAGAGGAGAAGACCACAACCTATATCAAGATCGTTAAGGACAGGGATCAAGGCTTGTACACTGGCGAGAAGGTTATACTCCTAGGACAGGAGAGCACGGGTAACCTACTTGAACCAAGCCAACGTAGGAAGTCTACAACTGTAGACAAAACCCGGACTACAGAAGAAACAAACACAGACGCCTTTGGATAGGAGAATAATATGATAGGTTCAACTGCAATCCTAGCTGTAATGGATAGCCTGTTTAGTGAGCGTGAGTTCCCATCTCATCGGCAGTCCGGGTCTTACCCTCAGGAACGTGGGAGCACTGGTGCTGCCCATGCCAAGCGTTCAACCAAGCGCCGGTCTAACATCCGAGCACGTAGCAAGAAGTAGGAGAAACAATGGCTATACTTACGAGTGCAAGGGTCGGCATTACAATGTCAGACCTAGAGATCCGAGCAAGAAAGGGTGACCCCTTTGCTCAGGATGAAATGGAACGACAGGCATTCACTGCTGCCAGTATCACAAAGAAGATCCAGAAGGAAGGACTTACCAGACTGCAAGCACAAGCTGA